ACCCGCCCCTAATAGGGGCGACACTCCGCCATGAATCACTCCCCTGTGAGGAACTACTGTCTTCACGCAGAAAGCGTCTAGCCATGGCGTTAGTATGAGTGTCGTACAGCCTCCAGGCCCCCCCCTCCCGGGAGAGCCATAGTGGTCTGCGGAACCGGTGAGTACACCGGAATTGCCGGGAAGACTGGGTCCTTTCTTGGATAAACCCACTCTATGCCCGGCCATTTGGGCGTGCCCCCGCAAGACTGCTAGCCGAGTAGCGTTGGGTTGCGAAAGGCCTTGTGGTACTGCCTGATAGGGTGCTTGCGAGTGCCCCGGGAGGTCTCGTAGACCGTGCACCATGAGCACAAATCCTAAACCTCAAAGAAAAACCAAAAGAAACACCAACCGTCGCCCACAAGACGTTAAGTTTCCGGGCGGCGGCCAGATCGTTGGCGGAGTATACTTGTTGCCGCGCAGGGGCCCCAGGTTGGGTGTGCGCGCGACAAGGAAGACTTCGGAGCGGTCCCAGCCACGTGGAAGGCGCCAGCCCATCCCTAAAGATCGGCGCTCCACTGGCAAATCCTGGGGAAAACCAGGATACCCCTGGCCCCTATACGGGAATGAGGGACTCGGCTGGGCAGGATGGCTCCTGTCCCCCCGAGGTTCCCGTCCCTCTTGGGGCCCCAATGACCCCCGGCATAGGTCGCGCAACGTGGGTAAGGTCATCGATACCCTAACGTGCGGCTTTGCCGACCTCATGGGGTACATCCCTGTCGTGGGCGCCCCGCTCGGCGGCGTCGCCAGAGCTCTCGCGCATGGCGTGAGAGTCCTGGAGGACGGGGTTAATTTTGCAACAGGGAACTTACCCGGTTGCTCCTTTTCTATCTTCTTGCTGGCCCTGCTGTCCTGCATCACCACCCCGGTCTCCGCTGCCGAAGTGAAGAACATCAGTACCGGCTACATGGTGACTAACGACTGCACCAATGACAGCATTACCTGGCAGCTCCAGGCTGCTGTCCTCCACGTCCCCGGGTGCGTCCCGTGCGAGAAAGTGGGGAATGCATCTCAGTGCTGGATACCGGTCTCACCGAATGTGGCCGTGCAGCGGCCCGGCGCCCTCACGCAGGGCTTGCGGACGCACATCGACATGGTTGTGATGTCCGCCACGCTCTGCTCTGCCCTCTACGTGGGGGACCTCTGCGGTGGGGTGATGCTCGCAGCCCAAATGTTCATTGTCTCGCCGCAGCACCACTGGTTTGTCCAAGACTGCAATTGCTCCATCTACCCTGGTACCATCACTGGACACCGCATGGCATGGGACATGATGATGAACTGGTCGCCCACGGCTACCATGATCTTGGCGTACGCGATGCGTGTCCCCGAGGTCATTATAGACATCATTAGCGGGGCTCATTGGGGCGTCATGTTCGGCTTGGCCTACTTCTCTATGCAGGGAGCGTGGGCGAAAGTCGTTGTCATCCTTCTGTTGGCCGCCGGGGTGGACGCGCGCACCCATACTGTTGGGGGTTCTGCCGCGCAGACCACCGGGCGCCTCACCAGCTTATTTGACATGGGCCCCAGGCAGAAAATCCAGCTCGTTAACACCAATGGCAGCTGGCACATCAACCGCACCGCCCTGAACTGCAATGACTCCTTGCACACCGGCTTTATCGCGTCTCTGTTCTACACCCACAGCTTCAACTCGTCAGGATGTCCCGAACGCATGTCCGCCTGCCGCAGTATCGAGGCCTTCCGGGTGGGATGGGGCGCCTTGCAATATGAGGATAATGTCACCAATCCAGAGGATATGAGACCCTATTGCTGGCACTACCCACCAAGGCAGTGTGGCGTGGTCTCCGCGAAGACTGTGTGTGGCCCAGTGTACTGTTTCACCCCCAGCCCAGTGGTAGTGGGCACGACCGACAGGCTTGGAGCGCCCACTTACACGTGGGGGGAGAATGAGACAGATGTCTTCCTATTGAACAGCACTCGACCACCGCTGGGGTCATGGTTCGGCTGCACGTGGATGAACTCTTCTGGCTACACCAAGACTTGCGGCGCACCACCCTGCCGTACTAGAGCTGACTTCAACGCCAGCACGGACCTGTTGTGCCCCACGGACTGTTTTAGGAAGCATCCTGATACCACTTACCTCAAATGCGGCTCTGGGCCCTGGCTCACGCCAAGGTGCCTGATCGACTACCCCTACAGGCTCTGGCATTACCCCTGCACAGTTAACTATACCATCTTCAAAATAAGGATGTATGTGGGAGGGGTTGAGCACAGGCTCACGGCTGCATGCAATTTCACTCGTGGGGATCGTTGCAACTTGGAGGACAGAGACAGAAGTCAACTGTCTCCTTTGTTGCACTCCACCACGGAATGGGCCATTTTACCTTGCTCTTACTCGGACCTGCCCGCCTTGTCGACTGGTCTTCTCCACCTCCACCAAAACATCGTGGACGTACAATTCATGTATGGCCTATCACCTGCCCTCACAAAATACATCGTCCGATGGGAGTGGGTAATACTCTTATTCCTGCTCTTAGCGGACGCCAGGGTTTGCGCCTGCTTATGGATGCTCATCTTGTTGGGCCAGGCCGAAGCAGCACTAGAGAAGCTGGTCATCTTGCACGCTGCGAGCGCAGCTAGCTGCAATGGCTTCCTATATTTTGTCATCTTTTTCGTGGCTGCTTGGTACATCAAGGGTCGGGTAGTCCCCTTAGCTACCTATTCCCTCACTGGCCTGTGGTCCTTTAGCCTACTGCTCCTAGCATTGCCCCAACAGGCTTATGCTTATGACGCATCTGTGCATGGCCAGATAGGAGCGGCTCTGCTGGTAATGATCACTCTCTTTACTCTCACCCCCGGGTATAAGACCCTTCTCAGCCGGTTTTTGTGGTGGTTGTGCTATCTTCTGACCCTGGGGGAAGCTATGGTCCAGGAGTGGGCACCACCTATGCAGGTGCGCGGTGGCCGTGATGGCATCATATGGGCCGTCGCCATATTCTACCCAGGTGTGGTGTTTGACATAACCAAGTGGCTCTTGGCGGTGCTTGGGCCTGCTTACCTCCTAAAAGGTGCTTTGACGCGCGTGCCGTACTTCGTCAGGGCTCACGCTCTACTGAGGATGTGCACCATGGCAAGGCATCTCGCGGGGGGCAGGTACGTCCAGATGGCGCTACTAGCCCTTGGCAGGTGGACTGGCACTTACATCTATGACCACCTCACCCCTATGTCGGATTGGGCTGCTAGTGGCCTGCGGGACCTGGCGGTCGCCGTTGAGCCTATCATCTTCAGTCCGATGGAGAAGAAAGTCATTGTCTGGGGAGCGGAGACAGCTGCTTGTGGGGACATTTTACACGGACTTCCCGTGTCCGCCCGACTTGGTCGGGAGGTCCTCCTTGGCCCAGCTGATGGCTATACCTCCAAGGGGTGGAGTCTTCTCGCCCCCATCACTGCTTACGCCCAGCAGACACGTGGCCTTTTGGGCACCATAGTGGTGAGCATGACGGGGCGCGACAAGACAGAACAGGCTGGGGAAATTCAGGTCCTGTCCACAGTCACTCAGTCCTTCCTCGGAACATCCATCTCGGGGGTTTTGTGGACTGTCTACCATGGAGCTGGCAACAAGACTCTGGCCGGCTCACGGGGTCCGGTCACGCAGATGTACTCCAGTGCTGAGGGGGACTTAGTAGGGTGGCCCAGCCCCCCTGGGACTAAATCTTTGGAGCCGTGCACGTGTGGAGCGGTCGACCTGTACCTGGTCACGCGGAACGCTGATGTCATCCCGGCTCGAAGACGCGGGGACAAACGGGGAGCGCTACTCTCCCCGAGACCTCTTTCCACCTTGAAGGGGTCCTCAGGAGGCCCGGTGCTATGCCCCAGGGGCCACGCTGTCGGAGTCTTCCGGGCAGCTGTGTGCTCTCGGGGCGTGGCTAAGTCCATAGATTTCATCCCCGTTGAGACACTCGACATCGTCACGCGGTCCCCCACCTTTAGTGACAACAGCACACCACCTGCTGTGCCCCAGACCTATCAGGTCGGGTACTTGCATGCCCCGACTGGCAGTGGAAAGAGCACCAAAGTTCCTGTCGCATATGCTGCTCAGGGGTATAAAGTGCTAGTGCTTAATCCCTCAGTGGCTGCCACCCTGGGGTTTGGGGCGTACTTGTCTAAGGCACATGGCATCAATCCCAACATTAGGACTGGAGTCAGGACTGTGACGACCGGGGCGCCCATCACGTACTCCACATATGGCAAATTCCTCGCCGATGGGGGCTGTGCGGGCGGCGCCTACGACATCATCATATGTGATGAATGCCATGCCGTGGACTCTACCACCATCCTTGGCATCGGAACAGTCCTTGATCAAGCAGAGACAGCTGGGGTCAGACTAACTGTGCTGGCTACAGCTACGCCCCCTGGGTCAGTGACAACCCCCCACCCCAACATAGAGGAGGTGGCCCTTGGGCAGGAGGGCGAGATCCCCTTCTATGGGAGGGCGATTCCCCTGTCTTACATCAAGGGAGGAAGACATCTGATCTTCTGCCATTCAAAGAAAAAGTGTGACGAGCTCGCGGCGGCCCTTCGGGGTATGGGCTTGAACTCAGTGGCATACTACAGAGGGTTGGACGTCTCCGTAATACCAACTCAGGGAGACGTAGTGGTCGTCGCCACCGACGCCCTCATGACAGGGTATACTGGGGACTTTGACTCCGTGATCGACTGCAACGTAGCGGTCACTCAAGTTGTAGACTTCAGTTTAGACCCCACATTCACCATAACCACACAGATTGTCCCTCAAGACGCTGTCTCACGTAGCCAGCGCCGGGGTCGCACGGGTAGGGGAAGACTGGGCATTTATAGGTATGTTTCCACTGGTGAGCGAGCCTCAGGAATGTTTGACAGTGTAGTGCTCTGTGAGTGCTACGACGCAGGGGCCGCATGGTATGAGCTCACACCATCGGAGACCACCGTCAGGCTCAGGGCGTATTTCAACACGCCCGGTTTGCCTGTGTGCCAAGACCATCTTGAGTTTTGGGAGGCAGTTTTCACCGGCCTCACACACATAGATGCCCACTTCCTTTCCCAAACAAAGCAATCGGGGGAAAATTTCGCATACTTAACAGCCTACCAGGCTACAGTGTGCGCTAGGGCCAAAGCCCCCCCCCCGTCCTGGGACGTCATGTGGAAGTGTTTGACTCGACTCAAGCCCACACTCGTGGGCCCCACACCTCTCCTGTACCGCTTGGGCTCTGTTACCAACGAGGTCACCCTCACACATCCCGTGACGAAATACATCGCCACCTGCATGCAAGCCGACCTTGAGGTCATGACCAGCACATGGGTCTTGGCAGGGGGAGTCTTGGCGGCCGTCGCCGCGTATTGCCTGGCGACCGGGTGTGTTTGCATCATCGGCCGCTTGCACATTAACCAGCGAGCCGTCGTTGCGCCGGACAAGGAGGTCCTCTATGAGGCTTTTGATGAGATGGAGGAATGTGCCTCTAGGGCGGCTCTCATTGAAGAGGGGCAGCGGATAGCCGAGATGCTGAAGTCCAAGATCCAAGGCTTATTGCAGCAAGCTTCCAAACAAGCTCAAGACATACAACCCACTGTGCAGGCTTCATGGCCCAAGGTAGAACAATTCTGGGCCAAACACATGTGGAACTTCATTAGCGGCATCCAATACCTCGCAGGACTATCAACACTGCCAGGGAACCCTGCAGTAGCTTCCATGATGGCGTTCAGTGCCGCCCTCACCAGTCCGCTGTCAACAAGCACCACTATCCTTCTCAACATTTTGGGGGGCTGGCTAGCATCCCAAATTGCACCACCCGCGGGGGCCACTGGCTTCGTTGTCAGTGGCCTAGTGGGAGCTGCCGTAGGCAGTATAGGCTTAGGTAAGGTGCTAGTGGACATCCTGGCAGGGTATGGTGCGGGCATTTCGGGGGCTCTCGTCGCATTCAAGATCATGTCTGGCGAGAAGCCCTCCATGGAGGATGTCGTCAACTTGCTGCCTGGAATTCTGTCTCCGGGTGCCTTGGTAGTGGGAGTCATCTGCGCGGCCATTCTGCGCCGACACGTGGGACCGGGGGAAGGCGCCGTCCAATGGATGAATAGACTCATTGCCTTTGCTTCCAGAGGAAATCACGTCGCCCCCACCCACTACGTGACGGAGTCGGATGCGTCGCAGCGTGTGACCCAACTACTTGGCTCCCTTACCATAACCAGCCTGCTCAGAAGACTCCACAACTGGATTACTGAGGACTGCCCCATCCCATGCGGCGGCTCGTGGCTCCGCGATGTGTGGGACTGGGTTTGCACCATCCTAACAGACTTTAAAAATTGGCTGACCTCCAAATTATTCCCAAAGATGCCCGGCCTCCCCTTTGTCTCCTGTCAAAAGGGGTACAAGGGCGTGTGGGCCGGCACTGGCATCATGACCACACGGTGTCCTTGCGGCGCCAATATCTCTGGCAATGTCCGCTTGGGCTCCATGAGAATCACGGGGCCTAAGACCTGCATGAATATCTGGCAGGGGACCTTTCCTATCAATTGTTACACGGAGGGCCAGTGCGTGCCGAAACCCGCGCCAAACTTTAAGGTCGCCATCTGGAGGGTGGCGGCCTCAGAGTACGCGGAGGTGACGCAGCACGGGTCATACCACTACATAACAGGACTCACCACTGATAACTTGAAAGTCCCCTGCCAACTACCCTCTCCCGAGTTCTTTTCCTGGGTGGACGGAGTGCAGATCCATAGGTTTGCCCCCACACCGAAGCCGTTTTTCCGGGATGAGGTCTCGTTCTGCGTTGGGCTTAATTCATTTGTCGTCGGGTCCCAGCTTCCTTGCGACCCTGAACCCGACACAGACGTATTGATGTCCATGCTAACAGATCCATCTCATATCACGGCGGAGACTGCAGCGCGGCGTTTAGCGCGGGGGTCACCCCCATCCGAGGCAAGCTCCTCGGCGAGCCAGCTATCGGCACCATCGCTGCGAGCCACCTGCACCACCCACGGCAAAGCCTATGATGTGGACATGGTGGATGCTAACCTGTTCATGGGGGGCGATGTGACTCGGATAGAGTCTGGGTCCAAAGTGGTCGTTCTGGACTCTCTCGACCCAATGGTCGAAGAAAGGAGCGACCTTGAGCCTTCGATACCATCAGAATACATGCTCCCCAAGAAGAGGTTCCCACCAGCTTTACCGGCCTGGGCACGGCCTGATTACAACCCACCGCTTGTGGAATCGTGGAAAAGGCCAGATTACCAACCGGCCACTGTTGCGGGCTGTGCTCTCCCTCCTCCTAGGAAAACCCCGACGCCTCCCCCAAGGAGGCGCCGGACAGTGGGCCTAAGTGAGGACTCCATAGGAGATGCCCTTCAACAGCTGGCCATTAAGTCCTTTGGCCAGCCCCCCCCAAGCGGCGATTCAGGCCTTTCCACGGGGGCGGGCGCTGCCGATTCCGGCAGTCAGACGCCTCCTGATGAGTTGGCCCTTTCGGAGACAGGTTCCATCTCTTCCATGCCCCCCCTCGAGGGGGAGCTTGGAGATCCAGACCTGGAGCCTGAGCAGGTAGAGCCCCAACCCCCCCCCCAGGGGGGGGTGGCAGCTCCCGGCTCGGACTCGGGGTCCTGGTCTACTTGCTCCGAGGAGGACGACTCCGTCGTGTGCTGCTCCATGTCATACTCCTGGACCGGGGCTCTAATAACTCCTTGTAGTCCCGAAGAGGAGAAGTTACCGATTAACCCCTTGAGCAACTCCCTGTTGCGATATCACAACAAGGTGTACTGTACCACAACAAAGAGCGCCTCACTAAGGGCTAAAAAGGTAACTTTTGATAGGATGCAAGTGCTCGACTCCTACTACGACTCAGTCTTAAAGGACATTAAGCTAGCGGCCTCCAAGGTCACCGCAAGGCTCCTCACCATGGAGGAGGCTTGCCAGTTAACCCCACCCCATTCTGCAAGATCTAAATATGGGTTTGGGGCTAAGGAGGTCCGCAGCTTGTCCGGGAGGGCCGTTAACCACATCAAGTCCGTGTGGAAGGACCTCCTGGAGGACTCAGAAACACCAATTCCCACAACCATTATGGCCAAAAATGAGGTGTTCTGCGTGGACCCCACCAAGGGGGGCAAGAAAGCAGCTCGCCTTATCGTTTACCCTGACCTCGGCGTCAGGGTCTGCGAGAAGATGGCCCTTTATGACATTACACAAAAACTTCCTCAGGCGGTGATGGGGGCTTCTTATGGATTCCAGTATTCCCCCGCTCAGCGGGTAGAGTTTCTCTTGAAAGCATGGGCGGAAAAGAAGGACCCTATGGGTTTTTCGTATGATACCCGATGCTTTGACTCAACCGTCACTGAGAGAGACATCAGGACTGAGGAGTCCATATATCGGGCCTGCTCCTTGCCCGAGGAGGCCCACACTGCCATACACTCGCTAACTGAGAGACTTTACGTGGGAGGGCCTATGTTCAACAGCAAGGGCCAAACCTGCGGGTACAGGCGTTGCCGCGCCAGCGGGGTGCTCACCACTAGCATGGGGAACACCATCACATGCTACGTGAAAGCCTTAGCGGCTTGTAAAGCTGCAGGGATAATCGCGCCCACAATGCTGGTATGCGGCGATGACTTGGTTGTCATCTCAGAAAGCCAGGGGACCGAGGAGGACGAGCGGAACCTGAGAGCCTTCACGGAGGCTATGACCAGGTATTCTGCCCCTCCTGGTGACCCCCCCAGACCGGAGTATGATCTGGAGCTGATAACATCTTGCTCCTCAAATGTGTCTGTGGCGCTGGGCCCACAAGGCCGCCGCAGATACTACCTGACCAGAGACCCTACCACTCCAATCGCCCGGGCTGCCTGGGAAACAGTTAGACACTCCCCTGTCAATTCATGGCTGGGAAACATCATCCAGTACGCCCCGACCATATGGGCTCGCATGGTCCTGATGACACACTTCTTCTCCATTCTCATGGCTCAAGACACGCTGGACCAGAACCTCAACTTTGAGATGTACGGAGCGGTGTACTCCGTGAGTCCCTTGGACCTCCCAGCTATAATTGAAAGGTTACATGGGCTTGACGCTTTTTCTCTGCACACATACACTCCCCACGAACTGACACGGGTGGCTTCAGCCCTCAGAAAACTTGGGGCGCCACCCCTCAGAGCGTGGAAGAGCCGGGCACGTGCAGTCAGGGCGTCCCTCATCTCCCGTGGGGGGAGAGCGGCCGTTTGCGGTCGATATCTCTTCAATTGGGCGGTGAAGACCAAGCTCAAACTCACTCCATTGCCGGAAGCGCGCCTCCTGGATTTATCCAGCTGGTTCACCGTCGGCGCCGGCGGGGGCGACATTTATCACAGCGTGTCGCGTGCCCGACCCCGCTTATTGCTCTTTGGCCTACTCCTACTTTTTGTAGGGGTAGGCCTTTTCCTACTCCCCGCTCGGTAGAGCGGCACACATTAGCTACACTCCATAGCTAACTGTCCCTTTTTTTTTTTTTTTTTTTTTTTTTTTTTTTTTTTTTTTTTTTTTTTTTTTTTTTTTTTTTTTTTTTTTTTTTTTTTTTTTTTTCTTTTTTTCTCTTTTCCTTCTTTCTTACCTTATTTTACTTTCTTTCCTGGTGGCTCCATCTTAGCCCTAGTCACGGCTAGCTGTGAAAGGTCCGTGAGCCGCATGACTGCAGAGAGTGCCGTAACTGGTCTCTCTGCAGATCATGT